ATAACTTCTCCGGTATCGGCGTTGACGACGCTCACCGTCACGACACCTGCATCGTTGGTACTCTGGATGACCTGCGTTTTCACATTCTTTGCCTTCTGCGCGGATATGGCGCTCTGGATCATGGCACTGCTAATACCGGTCTGCCGTGTGATATTGGCGATATCCTCTCCGGATGCGCTGTCTAACGCCCCGAGTGAAAGAAGCGTATTGAATTGACTCAAAGCCGTCTGTGCGGCCTGCGAATTGATATCAAACTGCTTGAGTTGAAGATTTAATTGCGTTTCAATGTCCGCTTTCTTGGTTGCAAGCTCGTTGCGGGTATTTGCGGTTCTCTCATTGTATAACTGCTCAAGTTTCGCAACCCTGCCTACCCGCGTTGCTTCGGAGAGGAACGGATTGTCGTTTATCTTTCCCTTTGCCTCTATAAACTCCTTTTCCTTCTGTGAAAGATCTCCCTCCAATGACTTAATCCCCGATGATTCGTAGAGGCTCTTGTAACTCTCCTGAAGGTTAATTGTCGCAGGCGCGGTCATTCCATAGCCGGTTATTCCGTTGGTTGCGGGAGCCCCCGTGGTTTTGGGCTGTGGTGCGGGGGCTTGCGCAACCGGCGGAACGCTGACGGCCTGCTTCTGCTGACCCTGAATATAGGAAGTGAACTGTTGCGGTGAGACGCCCTGTTGCGCGGCAGACTGCGCCTGAACTTCCGGAGATACCGGTTGCCCCGCGCCCTGCTGGTCACTCTGCGGATGGATGACATTAGGATCCGAAAGCGTCCCCGCCCAAAACTGCCTACCCTGATACCACCCGCCCTGCTGAAACCCTCCTGCGGGAGGCTTTATACCGAGAGACTCCGGTTTGTAAAGATTCGCCATAGTTAGGTAGTGAAGTTTCCGATCACATCTTCCTTGAGTTTGCTTTGCCCCGAGTAGAAATCCGGAACGTAGAAGAACGGTTTGACCGTTTCATACTTCATCTGCTCCTGCCGTATTTTATTCCATGAGATCGTGAGGATCCCGAGAGCTTCACCGCTTAGGAACTGCCCGGTCTTTGATTCCTCGCCTTTGTGCTTGAGAAGCGCAACCGTTTCCTTGACGATCGCTTCGTTGCATTCAGGCATGGAGTAAGAGAATATTGTCACATCCCCATCAGCAGAAAGCGCATCAACGACGCGGTGTCCCCATACATTGATATTCAGGGTCCCGTTTGCGGTCGGCGTCGGATGGATGAAGTACCGGCGCCACTGGTTCGCCCACTTCTTATCGGTGCTAGTCGGATTGTCCTCCTTAAAAAGAAGGTAATCCTCAAAAGAAAGAGGGCTCCCGTCCGGCTCCTCGCCGTAACGAACACCGTCAATCGTTACCTTCCACACGGAGTCCGGACGCCAACTATCCGGATAGTCGTAATAGTCCTGGCTTGCTACCGTATTTGTTTTCTTTGCATCTTCCGTCTCGGGCCAACGGTAGAGAGCCGACGCCTTGAGGTACGAACGGTTGATCATCCTCTTGACAAGCGCGAGGGGAAAAAGGGAACTCTCGTCCCCGATGGTCATGTCGTCCTGAACGCCCTGGATGATGTCCGAAAAGAGATCCATAGTCAAAGACTAACCGATGAAACTATCGCAAGGCAAGCGACGCCTACGTCCCCAAAATGATGTAGGCTACAGTCGTATCAATTATCTGAAGCGTATGTCCTGATGTTTTCATAACGAGTTTAATTGTGTGATCCCCCTTATCCAAAAGTTTAATCCGTTGCGTAGACATGGTGAAAATCCGCGTTGTATAGGTAGAAAAGTACTGGCTCGCCATAAATGAATCTATAAAAAACATAAATGTTCCATCATTTAATCCGTCAATATTAAGCGGAATTGTCGCTGTCCATATATCCGTGTCCGTACTTGTGTCATATATTCTAGCCTGTACCGTCACCATGATAAAAACTTTAGCCGCACGGTCCAGATGGAAACTTAGCGTCGTAAAGTCAATATCAACAAAAGATCCTGACGTTGTGGTACGTGCAGTAAAATCATTTATTGAATCGGAATTAAAATTGTTACTGCTTATCAAACCGTTTTCATCAATAACCTGAAAATCCTTTGCCTGAACATTTCCACGGAAGGTCGCATCTCCGGTATCCCCATCTATGGCAAACGTCGTGTCGCCATCCTTATTCCTCGCTACGATTCCATCAGGACTAATCTTGAGATCCCCCGACTCCCCGGGGACAAGCTCGCCTACCTTGATGGATCCGCTTGGAGTAAATGAATACTCTGCAAGAATCTTCTTTGATTTCGTATTTAAGGATGCTCCAACCGTTTCCTGCGCGATTACTTTTTTAGGGAACGGCGTGTCGGGAACGGTCGCCGGCGTATAGATCTCCTCTTTTCCCCCTTGGGACTCTCCGAGGTTTGCCTCCTCCCCTGACTGCGGGAACGGCGTATCGGGTATCTCATCCGGGGTTAGAACCTTCTGCTTTTCGTCTGCCATAGGTTAATCAAAATACAAGCGGATTCTGTGGATTTCCGGCGAGTTGTTTCCATTAGGGACGAGGACCGGCCTTGGCTCAAAGATCTCCGCATCCGCCGCAATCCGGAAGACCGCTTTCTGCGCGTTTGCCGTTGAAAAACTGGATTGCCCGTCTGCCGTTTTTGCCTGTATGAAACTGCCGGTCTTGTTGAGCTTATACCAGAACTGTACGGACGCGCCCGACGGAAGCGGAGCCATCAGATATTCCGCCTGCTTCCATACTGTGATGTTGACGGGTTTTTTGACCGGCGCCTTGAGATCCAGTCCCTCATACGTTCCGGTTGCCTTTGCAGTCGCATCTTCTGTCTTGACGCCGTAATCCGTACCGTCCTTGTATGAAACCATGACTTTCCCGTCAACGACAGTCACGGCGCCGATCTCATCAACATCCAGAAGGAAGTCCAGATTGAGGACGAAGGGTCCGTTTTTCTTGACCCTGCCGAAGCTGTAGATCCCGCCTTTCCCGGTTTCCGCATCGTAGACGCCGAAAAGCGCAAGGTTGCCGACCGACTGCTTGTCTATCCATGAGAGGGCTGTGGGCTCCCACTCAAAGAAGTTGACCTGCTCCACCTTGTTTGCCACACCCCCCGGATTGCACTTCCCGCCTCCGGGGAAGCTCTTGACCGGCATGGAATCGCTCATATTGGCAAAATAAATCTCTCCGTCCTCCCCAACCTGCGCAAGCGGAACTTCCGCGTCTATTGCGGCGTTTACTCCCCGGTCCGGATCCCCTTCGCGTACCGTACCCGTAATTGCCCTGCCGTTCCTCTCAACGATGGTCTTGGCGATATTTCCGGGGATAAGGTCCAGCGCCTCATTTGTGTAGGACTCGTCATACCCGACCATAGCAAGGAACGGCCCGTTTGCTATCATTAGAGCACCTCCCGCCTCCGCCATGGTATGCCAGTCCGCGGTCTCAAGGTTTGTCTTGGGCCAGTCCCCGTCATCAACGTCATTCCAATCCGCGCGGCCCGGGATCTCTTTGCGGTGAAGCTCGGTGTTTGTCGCAAAGTAGAGATACGTCTTACCGGTTGACGCGGGGAACTCTGCCGCGCCTTTGATTGCCTTTCCGCCGTTGTTGTAGACCTGGGACCAGTATCCGTCACTGTTTCGTTTATAGACCCTGCCGGTATCGTCAAACCCGTAGGTGTTGCCGTCCGAACATTTCACAAACCACCGGATAAGGCCGGCAAATACCGTAAGGAGGCCGGCGGAAGGGGAAGGAGACGGCGAGACGCTGTGGGATGGGCTTTTGGATGCGGAGGGAGATGCGCTTGCCGAAGGGCTTTTGGATGCGGAGGGAGATTGAGAAACCGATGCGCTCTGCGACATGGACAGACTCACCGATGCGGACGGGGAAGGAGAAAGGCTCGGAGACGGGCTCGGGGAAGCGGAAGGACTCACTGATGCAGACGGGGATTTGGAAGGAGATGCCGACTGCTCGGTCACGCCCTCATCAACAAGCGCCTGTTCGCAGGATAACGTATCCTTGTCTTTCCGGATATCCAGTCCGCTTCCGAACTTAAAGGCTCCCTTGATTCCCCGGTCCTCGTAATCCGAAAGACCGCCTGAAAAACTTTTGATCTCAAAGACTGGCATAGTTAATCGCAATCCTTTCCGCCCCGCGCATAATACTTTTTGAAGTAGCCGTTGTTCTGCTCGCTGTACTTAGCAGTATAGCTGTTATTTTGTTCGGCATACTTATCGTTATAGCAAAGAGGAAGGAATACCTCAAATAAATCTACCGATAACTCGTATTCGGCAACAGACGGGCTTGGAGACGCAGATGGGGAAATTGAAGCTGAAAGGCTTGCACTTGGAGAAAGAGACGGACTGACCGACGGGCTCGGAGACGGTGAAACAGAAGGGGAAGCAGACGCGCTTGGAGACGGAGAAGCTGAGGCACTCGGACTTTTAGATGCCGATGGAGATACGGATGGGCTTGCACTTGCTGAAGGACTCTTTGAGGCAGAGGGACTGATGCTTGGGCTAGGAGACGCAGAAGGTGACAGAGAGGCCGAAGGACTGACGGATGGACTTGCACTTGCCGAAGGGCTCTTTGACGCTGATGGAGATACCGACGGCGACGCAGATGCACTTGGACTGATGGATGGAGATACAGACGCACTAGGACTCAAACTCGCTGACGGGCTTGGACCACCCTCACTCGGACTAGGTGATGCTGATGGAGAAACGGAAGCACTAGGACTGACTGAAGCGGAAGGGCTGACACTGGCAGACGGTGATACCGAAGGACTGACGCTTGCAGACGGGGAAACTGACGGACTCATTGATGCGCTTGGACTGACGGATGCGGAAGGACTGACACTGGCCGAAGGACTTACACTCGGCGATGCGCTGGCTGAAGGAGAGACGCTGGCACTCGGAGATACTGATGGAGATACAGATGCACTTGGACTGACCGATGCAGATGGACTTATTGAAGGAGAGACGCTGGCCGACGGAGAAATGGAAGCGGACGGACTGACGGATGCACTCGGGGATACTGATGGAGACACACTTGCACTTGGAGAAACGCTTGCCGACGGACTTACGCTTGGGCTGACCGATGCGGATGGGCTTATTGAAGCTGAAGGAGATACGCTTGCGCTTGGAGAAACGCTTGGGCTGACCGAGGCGCTCGGACTTACTGACGCGGAAGGTGAAACGGACGGAGATACCGAGGCACTTGGGCTAATACTAGCTGATGGAGAAACGCTTGGGCTCACCGAGGCGGAAGGTGAAACGCTCGCGGATGGACTGACACTCACAGAAGGTGACACAGATGCGCTTGGGCTTACTGATGCACTTCCCGCACCTGCTGTATAGGTGGCGTAGATAGAAGTTTTTCTGTTTGATGCGGTTGAAAAAGTACATGGATCAGGCCATCCATTATAAGCTTGAGATTGTGCATGGGGTCCAGATGATACGGCATCATAGAAATAACTATTAGCACTTGCCCATTGACATACATGATAATCAGTTGAAGCCGAAATTATTAGCGATCCAGTAACATTAAAATCCTGCCATCCAGCACTTTTTGTTAATTCTTCAGATTGAGGTGATTTTAAGGCAGTACCAAGATAGAGAGCACATTTATATAAATTTCCGCTAATACTTGAATAAACTGTAAATTTTCCAACACTCGCTCCTTCAGCATCAGCACCAGAAGTATGAATATATCCTCTTAGTGATGAGGCATGAGCCGCAGAACTTGCTCCAATACTCGTATATCCAAATGTTGGATCAACCATCACTGGATATATTGCATTATCAAGCCAAAATTGGTCTATGGTTACTGTTAGAAGTCCGTTTTGTTCATCTATGTTTAATTCTCCCCAAGTTTCTGCTCCATTAGCATCTGTTACTTTTGGTCTGTAGATATGAAATGCTTTACCTACCTTATATTCCATTCCTGCTACATCATTCAGTCCGCCTTTGGTTTTGTGGTAGACTGCATAGCTTCCCTCAATATTTTCAGGTCTTGAAGCACCCTCGTCTATTTCCTGTTGGGTAAGAGGAGATTGAAAGAAGAAGTTAAGTCCCTTGATCTGAATGGTAAAGGCTAAAACATTGGATATAGGTTTTTCCTTGAGAATCACTT